TTGTTGTTGGTACTGGGAGCCGCCAGCAAAGATAGGAAGACTGAATACTGCTGTGTGCGGTGGGCGTGGACGGGTGATGTATATAACCGCAAAGTTGTTTGCCTACAGTGGGAAAAGGTTGAGAGGAAATGATTGATCCGATGTTGGCCCTAGCTGGCATACAGAACGCAATCAGCATGGTCAAGAAGGCCAGCAAGGTTGCCAACGATTTAGGCTCTCTTGCCCCAATGATTGGCAAGATGTTTGATGCCAAGAGTACCGCGACAAAAGCGTTGATTGAGGCTAAGAAGACTAAGGGTTCCAACATGGGAACCGCGCTGCAGATTGAGATGGCGCTTGAGCAAGCGAGAGCGTTTGAGGAAGAGCTAAAGATGCTCTTTATGACCACAGGCAAGGTTGACGTTTGGAACAAAATAAAAGCCCGTCAAGACCAGATGGACATAGATGATGCAAGAGAACTCCGTGCATTAGAGCGGGCTGAGAAGAAAGCCAAAGAGAAAGAAGAGCAGATGAACGAGCTTGCCATGATTATTGGTGGTTGCGCATTTGTTTTGTTTTTGGTTGCAATTGGGATTTATGAGTTGATGGAATTCTGTGCAACCGGCAGAAGGTGTGGTCGGTGAATGAGTACCAAAAGCAGTTTGACCTCTTCTGTAAAGTCTTTGTGTCCATGTAAATTGGCCCATTAAACCGTTGCCGCAAATTCCAAATAGTTTCGTTAATTACAAAACCTTTGTTGTAGTCAGAAATAACTATGGCATCAAAAGGATACTTGCTTCCAACTAAATATGGTTTGGCCTGTACGTCATGGTCTACTCTGAGTAAGTGCTCACCCGTTCTAAGATCAATATACCTAATTTTGCGGGACAGTTCCTCACCAACTGACAGCGTAATATTTGCTCCAAATGCCTTAAGGTTTTGGGCAACGTTAAACGCCATTCCCATCTTTTCTTCACTGCTGTCAAAATTCAACAATGGGGCAGTGGACTCTGGGTTTACTCTGCGGATTTCACCGTAGCGGTATTCATCTATACAAGCATCGCCAATTACTAAGATGCGCATTGACTATCCCCCGGTTCAACTCGATAGTTGTCTTCAACTGAATCTGCCGTGGAAACCTCCATAATTGCACCTGATATTAAGCAAACCAACTGATGCGGCATAAGTGGGGGGTTATGCCATGTGTCTCCAACATTAAGAATCTTTTCGTGACGGCTAGCATCTTTGGTATCAATGTAAATTACCTTGAACAAACCGCCCTGCACAAGCCAAGTTTCATCTTTGTTGGCATGAAAGTGCATAGAAAACTTAGCGCCTTTGCGGAACGTCATCAATTTCCCGCAATACTTGTCGTTGGTTGCCCAGATTAGCTCTGACCCCCAGCCCTTATCAACTATTCCCTTTAAGCGCATTGATAATCCTTGTCGATGAGTAGCCATCAAGAAACGGAATAATAACCGTCTGTCCTACAAATTCCGACCCAACAACCTGATCCGGCGTGTAGTCGCCACCTTTGGTAATAACGTCTGGATTAATGTATTGAATCAATCTAAGAGGCGTATCTTCCTCAAAAATTTCCACTTGATCTACGCACCTAAGAGCTAGAAGCATTGCCCTGCGGTCATCTTGATTGTTAATAGGTCTTCTGTTGCCCTTAAGTCTTTTAACAGAAGCGTCTGAATTTAAACCAACAATTAGCCTTATCCCAAGTTTGCGAGATTCTTTAAGATACTCAATGTGCCCACGGTGCAGCACATCAAAGCATCCATTGGTAAAAACAATCACACACCCATCTCTTTGCGTATCTTGGTTGCAGAGATAGCATGGGTAGCGTCATCAAAAGATTCCTGCTCAATCTTGTAACCAACATCACGCCCATAGGTAATGTTGACAATGTTGGGAACCAATTGAACTTCGTATTGACCTTGGTACAAAGGGTCTAAGTCGCGGCTAATAAACTCTTTAACTTGATTGGAAGCAAAAGGGTTTGAGCCGTTCCAACCTTGGCAGTCTCTAATTTGAATAACAACTTGACCAGTTTTAGCCAAAGCCCTTTCAAACAATTTGCGATGGCCTTCGTGCCAAGGCTGCCATCTGCCAAGCATTTGTACTGTTTCTTTTTGCCAGTCAAACACAGGACGACGGCGGTCATCTAAGATGTGTGCGGCAATAAACTCGCCCCACTTTTCAGACTTTTGCTCAGTAATCCTAAAATCATACTGGGCAGGCGGGACAAAAACTTTGTTGGTATCTTCAAACCGGCCTTGGTTTATGGTGTCAACCCAGATAGTCCAATCAGCTTTAAAGTTGTTACGCATCTCAACTAACGGCGCAACAAAGTCACATATTACATAGTCAACGTCATAACTGTCAGCCAGCTCACGCATACGCAAACTTTGGCGAATACGGCCTTCGTGTGAAAAATCCCAGTCGTTGTACTTCTTACGAACATCATCAGCGTTAAGCCAAATGACTGATTTGCGTTCATTTTGAAGGTGCTCAAGAATGTGTTGAGCTAAATATGTTTTGCCAGCACCGGGCAGCCCCATAACCAATATGCGTTTCATTTAAGTCTCCTTAATTATGCGTTTGGTTTTTGCGGATAGTTGCTTCCGTTAAAATCCGGATTAGCCGTAATGTCGCGCAATGCCTGACGATAGTCAAGCCATTCTTGAGGAACTGGTTGACCTTGTTCTAGTGACTTAGTTACAACCCAATCACTTTCAGCAAGTCTAAAGTTACGTTCAATTCGGTGGCCTTTCCACCAAACTTCACGTTCTGCTGCCAACTCTTCTGCTGTCTTTGATCTTTTGTTTAGTGTCCAAACAACATGGTCACTTTTAATTTCAAAAGATTCAGATTCCCATACCTCTGTGTCAGCACTAAAACTTTCAGGAATATTGCGTTCAATAGGATACCAGCCACTTGCAACACGGCTTTCTTCCGGAATATTGTGAGCAATAACCACATCAAGTGGCCCCGGCGCTGTTGTTACCTTGCCGTCTACAACTTTAACGTATAGCTCTAATTTTGCCATGATCTTCTTCCTTAAATTGTTTGCTTAATTCTTCTGAAACTTTATTAAAAACTTCAGACCAATCTTCAAATTTTGTTTGTCTAAATAGGCAAACCGAGTCGTACCAAGGCGCTTTATTACCGGGTAACGCCCATAAAAAATATGGAAGTATCGGTATTACTACCCAAGTTGGAACACCCATAGCGCCAGATAAATGAGCAACAGAGGTGCAAGATGATACAACCAAATCACAAGATGCAATAGCTTGTTGCGTATCCGTCCATTGGTCTAGCTTAACTTGCTTAACCCAGTCAGGACAGTGCTGAAAACCTTCATCCCGTTGCAAAGAAATAAACTCAATGTCATCTCTTTGAACGGCATTAAACATTAACTCTGCTGGGAAGTATTTGTTGTGGTCATGCTCAAAGTTTGGATTGCCTTGCCAACGCAAACCAATTCTTATTTTCTCCGGCCTATAGCAAACAGGCTTTGGAATGTACGGACTTCCTTTTATATCGCTGTATGTCCAGCCAAGAGTGCAGACTGCTGACATACCCGGAACCCAATAATCATGATAGATTGCAGAGATTGCATTATTAACAGCAATTGCTGTAACACCTTCAACATCTTTAATCAAGTTAATTAAGTCTGGAGAACACCCGACAATAACTTTTCCGCATCTTTCTGCAATATGTTTGGCAAACATTGCTTGCTGAATCTGGTCGCCAAGACCGCCTTCTAGTCTCAAGAAAACAGTTCCTTTTGATTTTCCATCCCATATTGGCGTTGGAGTATTTGGCATTTCGTTCCCAAATACATTATCCATTCGTCCACGATTCAGCAACTCCATTCCACCTTGAAGATCACCATCTATCAGAGCATACAAACCTCTATTGTAGGCTGCTCGATTATTGTTTGGCTCTTTCTCTTTAAGATATTCTGCAATTTCTCTTGCTTTAACAAGGTCGCCACGTTTGGCAGCTTCAAGCTGTAAGTCAATTGGTTGCTTTTCTAAGCTTTCAGGTGTTTCTCCAAGCCAAAAACGTGGTTGACAAAATTCTGGATAATAATCTTTTAAAACATCTTTTGAGTTTTCGTTATGTTGCTTGGCAAGCTTGGGCTGCACTTTGTGCAAATCTGGAATGTTCCAAATCTCTTCATCTTTT